GAAGCTAACTGTATATTGTAAAGGTGTAGAAGGAGTTCCATATGGAGGAGAGAAAGTTAGTGTTGCAGCTCCAGATGAAAATCCAGTAACGTTAACGTTAATCGTTGTTGCATCGCCAATTGATTCAACTGTTACTACAGTTGGGTCTGATCCTTCTTTAAGTGTTCCTGAACCACCTGTAACAATTGATCCAACTGCGATTACAGAACTATCAGGAACTGTAACAGCAAAGGATCCTTCAGTAATTGTTGCACTTACTCCTGTAAGATCACCAGCTGGTGTAAGTACATCTCCTACTTGATAACCACTTCCATACTCGTTAAAAATAAATTCTTGTACTGCTTCTGGATTATTACTAATCGTAAATGTTGGAGCTACAGAACCAGCATAGTTTCCAACATCTGTTAGGTTTACAGAAAGAACATCTCCGTTTTCATATCCTTGTCCACTATTAGAAATAGTAATTTCTTCTACTACACCATTACCACCAATAGCACTAACAGTGAATTGGAATCCAGCACCAGAAGCACCTATAATTAATGGATATGTAGCAGCGTCTAGAGTTAAAACATCACCAACAATATAATCTCTACCAGAAATTTGAACAGTACAAGTAGTAACAACACCACCACTAACTATCATATTAACAGCAATTTCTGCACCTGAACCTCCAGAAAGAGCGATACCATTGTATCCACCATCTACGTAATTAGATCCACCTGCTGTAATTGATGCTGTGACACTAAGATCACCGTTAAATTGAATATTTGCTAATGCACCTGTACCACTTCCACCAGTTAAAGGAACATCACTAAAAGAAGAAGGAGCAAAATTAGATCCAGCAGTTGTAGTGGCTACAGCTATTTGAGGAACACGCATTATTGCTGTAGATCCTGTACCATTTCCTCCTGAAAGGATTGCTATATGGTCACCACTTTTGTATCCTACACCTGCTTGAGTAATAGTACCAGCAAACCCTGCAACTACAATTGTTGCCTCTGCATCAGCACCAGTTCCACCATCAAGTCCTACTGCTGTAAAAGTTCCAGTATCATAACCAGATCCAGCAGCATCAATTACCGTCCCTGCAGTATTCAGAGATTTGTTTATAACATTAAAATCTTTAAAACTGATAAAAGAATCTTCTTGAATATTGACAATTCTTTTGCTTCCACTAACAAATCCAATAGCTTTAGGATTAGGTTTATATAAACCTAAAGTTGAATCAGTAGTGAATGCTAATGATGGTACGTTTTTTGTTCCGTTACCAAGTTTTAAATTACCTGTAGAAAGATCACTTCCTCCATCAGAGATGTCAAAAATCTGAGTTGCGATATTATTAATCTTCTGCCTTTGTAGCTCAAAGGTATCGGTACGTGCGACATTAATTGCTGGCATTTTTTACTAACTCTTTCAGTAGGGACTTGATTTCAGAGACTTCAGTCTTCAACATATTTATGTCGTCTAACGCGGAACCTAACTGTTTTGACTTACGTCTTGCAGTGATCGCAGAATCGTCCAGATTGATGATGGCACCAGTGTTTTGGTCTCTTACCAAACCATCATGTCCTTCAACTTTGATATAGTCCATACGCGGAACCTAGAATGCAGCAACTGCTCTAATATCTTGGATCTTAGGTACAAATGCAGGATCAACACTACTCATTACAATTTTAATAGCAAAGGAAGAATACTCTTCAATATCCGATACACTATACTTAAGATCTTGATAAGAAGATTGCTTCTCAACAACACTTGATATAGTATTCTCTGTAGTTGCTAATTCTAAAGTATCAGGTTGTCCATTACCGTTGAATAATACCCAATCAATATCATCAAAGTTATCTTGACTAGATGCTTTCTTGAACTTATAAAGAACTTGAATATTAGAAACATCTTTAACGTTTGCCATTAAATGTACATCAATAGCAGTTGCTGGATTATTAATAACAACTTCTTTAGTTACATACTTAGCAACTGCAGAACCATTCTTAGAAGTATTTTCTGCAACAAAGTCAACACCATTTGAATATGTGATCTTACCTACTTCCAAATAATTTGCTTCTTCGTCTGGTTGATTTGGATATTTGATAAAGTCTCCAATACGGAAAATATCTGCAATCTGATCACCTACAACAGAATTTCTATTGTAGAAAGCATTATCAATAATTCTATCAGTATAGTTATCATTAATTGGTTTGATATCAACCCTAGCAGTTAATTCTTGAGTCTGAGTATTCCAAATAACTGTTTTACCAGTAATGGTGTTGTCATATGTTTCAAGAATAACAGAAGGATTACGTGCTACAATAGTAGAAGCATCTGCAATAGATGCAAATACTTGTGTTGGATTAGAATCAACAGTAACATTAGTTAGATCAGTTTGATTTTTTAGATTTACTTTCTCACCTTTTTGGAAGAATTGACTTGTTTTAACCCTTACATAAACAACACTGCCATTGACTCTTGCAATAGTTCCTGTTGTTTTAGAAGTTTGACCTTCAATTGTTTGATTAGCTTGCAATTCGGTTCCAGCATTACCAGCAAGATCAAATTGATATACAGGATAGAATTCAATAATCTGATCTCTTCTACCAAATCTAGTTTCTTGACCAGTAGCATTTTCAATCCTATTACTAATTGTTTTTACAGATGCACTAGAAAGATCAATAATTGGACTCAAATGAGACACAGTAGACGATAGTTGTACCTTATAAGTTATAGATGTTGAAATGCTATTCAAAGTTTCATTAATATCAGAAGCAATCATCTTCTGATTTGTAAAGTAATGTGGTTCATTCAAGAATGTCTTTTCATATTCAGTTTGAGAATAAGAAGTATAATTGGTAGTTGTAGAATCTACAGGAACAACATTAGTTGTTTTTACAGAAACATCTAGAACAGTGCCTGTAAATGATAGGTAATGAATCTGAGGATATAAAGTTTCAAACTTTCTGTTATAACTTGCATATACAGAAGTACCACCACCAACAGAGTTTCCTGCAGCTTGAGATGGTGAAGTAATATTATAAGAATCAACTCCAGAGTTAGTAACTTGGAATAAGTTACTATTAATAGTAGAGGCAGTAATACCACCTGTTTCTAATCCAGTTCTGTAGAACACATAAGAATTTCCACTATCTTCAAAACCATGATCTCTGTGATTTACCTTAAGAACTGCGTTGTTATTCTTGAATAGTACAGATGTACTAGCAGAATTAGAGCTTGCATTTGTTTCAATTGGATTTGCATCCAACAGTTCATATCCAAGACTATTATTTTTAAGTAGAAGTTCTGCTGGTCTTGTTAAATTAAATTCTGCTCTATAAAGAGTAAATTTGAGATCTTCAAAAATATTTTCTGTCCAACTTTCAGTATTCTGAGATTTGTATACAGAACCTAGAGATGGTTGTGTGGTAATAACAGTGCTTGTTGCAATATCCGTTTCACCTAATTCAGAAACCCAAAGTTGATAATCAGTAGAATCAGTTTCCACTACCAATGCATATTCATAATCGTTTTGTAAATAAACTGGATAATCAAATGCAAAGTGCGTAGGTGTAGTGGAGTTTGTAACTTCACCTGCATCAATTGATACACCCATCACAACAGCAGGTGAATCAATTTCAATAAATGTTTGGATTTCACATCCACCAGCTCCGTTTCCAACCCCTTTAACTACCACAGAAGGTGCTTCTGTATAACCAAAACCAGTAAGAGATACTTCAGCATTATAAATCTTACCACCAGAAACTTCAATACTTGCAGTTGCTGTAGCACCACCAGGAAGTTGTGGACTTTCAATTGTAAGAATTGCACTATCATAGTTTAAACCAGGATTAGTAATTCTCATCTTAGAAACTTTACCACTATCCTTTACGATAGACAGAACTAAATCTGTAGCATTGGTTGCATTAGCAAGGGTTACAGATGGAATAATTAAATCTTCATTTTGAACAAAAGATTTACCATTATGGTTACTTAGAACCACAGTATAAACTTGCTCGTTAGTAAGACTATACTTACCAGAAGAAGTAGCTACTAGTTCTACATTATTCTTATCAAAGATCTTAAGAATAGGACCAGATGCAGCAGAAGATGCACCAGTTACATTTTCTCCTTTATATACTGACAGGTTTCCACTAGCAGAACACTTAAGAGAAGTATTTGGAGATAGAGTCTTTTCAGAACCAGGAACAATGTTCTTAGCAGGTTTCTCTGCATCAACATTGGTAATATAAGCTTTAACTGGAATATTATCACTCTTCTTACTAAAGAATAGATCAACACCTGTTATAAAACATCCACCATCTAAATTTTCTACTTTAAATGTTTGTGCAAGAGGATTGGGTCTTATAGGATTATCAGTATTGCTTTCAATTAACTGAACACCTTCATTAGATTTGAAGTAAGATGGTTTTGTAGAAACAATACTAGAAGGATTTTCTGGAAGAATACCAGTAGCATAATACTTAACTTCTGTATAACTATCAACTTCTTCTTTAGAAGCATTAGTAGAACTAGAAGTAAATCTAAATGTTAGTACACCTGATGTTACAGAAACCTCTTCTGCAGATGTATCATATGATACAGTATTAATATCTCCACTCCATGTTGCATTTTCTAATGGTGGTAATCCAGATGGAACAATAATTAAACCACTAGCATTACCATATTCATCAGTTGTAATTTCTCCATTAAATGCAGATGGAGAATTGCCAGCAATACCTGTGAATCTAAGATCTGGATTTACCCAACGTGCAATATCTCTTCCTTCCAAGAACACATAAAGTTTAGTGTTTGGCTTCATTCGTCTTACGACATACCTAACAGGAATACTTCTAGCAAAGAATGATAAAGAAGTTGAAACCTGATTTTCACCAACACTCTTGGTTTGAACTCCTTTACCAACATCATTATTTTGAGGACTAATATTGGAAGAACTTGCTACAGATGCACTAGTAACAGAAGTTGTAGCTTGTTGTGTATTATTTTCACCTAAGGAATTAATTGTAGTAAAGGAAGAAGATGTTCCAACCCAGTTAACTACAAAAGAATTGTAGAGACTTGAGAAACTTTCCTTTACATTTTCTTTTGCTAGGAAAATATTAAAGAGATCGGTATTTGTATCTACTACAAGTGGTTGTTCTGTTTGATCATACCAATGATCTACAGACGGAGAAATTTCTCCATCACCAACATATTGAAGAACAACAAATGGGTTTGGATTTAAGGTTTTAGATGCAAAACTATTTCCTAATAAAGATAGTGGAGAATATGGTAACGTTACCACATCTCCAGATTTTTTATAACCAGAAACAGATCTTTGATCTTCTCTCACATTTACTTCTTCTAAGTTAATAGAATCTTCTTTTGCTTGTGGACGTAGGACACTTTGCTGACTGTCCACTGCACATCTATAATCAAGAGATTGTAAGTTACCAACTTTATGTGCTTCAAAATTATCAACGAAGAAACCAGACTTAAATCTGTCTAGACCAATATCATCCTTAACTTGCATATTAAGAGCTTGCTGTTCTAGGATGCTAAGAGTAGTATAATACTCAAGTCTTTCAATACGCTTCTCTAACTTACCGATATCACGCATTGTGTAACGGCGGTTATCAACTGGAGTAATTCTTACATCCTTAGTTGTCTTTGTAAATGCAGGAATATATGCATAGAAAAGAGGTACAGCATCATCAATAGGATCTGGTTTGGTTGGATTTAATGAAGAATTACCTTCTTTAACTACGAAACTACCTTTCTTATCTAAGAAGATACCATCAATACGATCTAAGTATTGAATTTGACTAAATGAGAATGTATACTCCAATCCCAAATCTGGAGCTGGAGTGCTAGAAATCACGGCACCAGCACCAGCAAATGATCCAGCAGTAGTCTCAAGAGACGCAATGTTGAGGAAACCAGGAATAATAGCACTAGTATCTACCTTAGGTCTGAAATCAATTACGTTCTTAAGTTCTAAGTTACCATGAACTGAGGAGTTGAAAGATGGAATTTCATCTTCTGGAACACCTGCTTCATGTAGATAACTATCAATAGTACAGAAATCTCCTTGAGATTGTTCAAAATAATCAAATGCAATCAGTAGTTGACCAGTAGCAGGTTCAAATCCTGGTTTAAGAACGATTCTAGAAACATCATATAGTGTATCTCTCTGACCACTATCAAATGTATATCTAGAGCTAACATCAGTTCCAGAAATTAAATTACCTATAGAATCTACATTGGGTGGTTGAGATGAAGTTCCCTCATAAACATATTTTAATTTAAACGCATCAGAATATGATAGAGTTTCTACTACTTCACTATCATAGTCACTTCCTCTAAATGGAACAATACGATCACCAGCAGAAGCAATAATAAGTCTCTTATTTCTTATAGCAGTCTTAAGTCTTGGTTTTGCGTTAGTTACTTCTAGAGTTGCAGAAAGTTTTAATTTAGGATAAGTTCCATTGGTAGGAATAGTTCCAAAATACGTTGATGCTAATTGTAAACTAATACTACCAGAAGTTAAACCACTAGATGTATCAGTAGCAGATGAAATCTCTACAGAATCTTCACCAACATAGATAATATCTCCTTTAACAATATTAGGAGCATCACCTGGATCTAATACAGTAATAACAAA